TGTGCATGATGTTCCTTGGTTGTTGATGGTTGAAGTGTAAGGGCTTGGCAGGCCTTGTACAATAGGTGCTTATCCTAACTTCTTGAAACTCAGGTCAGCCATCGCTTGTTGAACCCAGTGGATGCGGCTGTCTTTATAAATAGCGTTGCGAAGGATTGTTGCAATTGCTTTGCCTGCTTTGCTATAGGCCAGTTTTTCTCTGAGTGCGTACATGATAAAGACTCCGTTGCGTTGTTGATGGATCAAGTATACACCACCAGAGGCACTTGTCGAGCACTTTCACACAATCAATTGTAACAAGTTGTAACAATGCTTGATCCCTTGATCCTTTGCTGGGTCGCTGACGTGTACGTTGTAGGTAGCGTTGTAGTGTACGCTGCAGATCAGCGGTACAAGTGTAAGTTGCAGGCACCTACAACATCCCTCACTCATCCCAATTGAGAATGATTCTCATTTACATTCACCAGTGTAGCGTTAATGACCATCGAGTCAGTATCTCCTCCAGTCCTGATCAAGTCACTTGGCAGCGCTTTGACGTACACGATTGACGGGGGGAGGGGTAGGGCTTTAGTGTTTAACTTTGCAGGAGCCTCTGACGCACATAAAAAGGTAAAATAGGACTAATTAGGGACAGATTAGATCATGTTGCTTAAAGCGCTAAGTAGTTGATCGGTAAAGGAAAGTAGACAAACTAGACAATCCTGCGAGTGCATAGTCGTAAATGTAAGAAGTAGATGGCTTAAGAAAGTAACATATGTAAATAATTGTAACAAAATGAAGAAAAAGCTTGCATTCCGACAAAAGCATGCTATACTTATTATACTGTACTATGAAGTGACGAAGAAGGTGATGGACTCTTATGTTGCTAAGCAGGAATCTGGACAGTTGATACAACGAATGTATAAGTTAACTACTAACAGATACTTATAACAAGTACTTATAATATTTAACTTAGTAAGTTCTTAACTTATACGTTTCTTTAAAGTACTTTAAGCATAGATGTTTTGTCTAACTAACAGGGTGTCTATACTTAAGGTATGTCTACCAAACAAAAGACACCTAGTGATAGGCTTGAAACACGTTTACAGGTGCGTGTGTCTGAACACCTGTAGCTTTTCAAGAGGAATCAAAATGGAAAACACACCACGTCTGTATGACGTTCAAGAAACTAAGGTTTTAACAGAACACTTACATCATTTGTCTAAACCACAGGATGAGCGTGAGGAATATAACAAGAGTAGGTACGCACAGCAGAAAGCTGTTAAAGAGTCTTTAAGCAAGGGTGTTAAGTCTTGTGCTAAGTGCGGTGAAGAGAAGAAGTTGTTTGACTTCTACACTGATAAGAAAAGCTACTCTGGCTACTCTAGCTACTGCAAAGAGTGCAAGAAAGCAAGCGCATGACAGATACAGTACAGCCTAAATTACGAGGTAAAGGTAGACCACCTAAGTCTGACCTTCAAGCAGTGAAGGATCGAACCAAAGGTAAGGTAGGTCGTCCTGCTGGCGATGCTGCCAGACTTCAAGAGTTCAAGGAACGATTGCTTGCCACAGGCGGTAGTCGTATCCTAGACAAGATGGTAGAGATTGCCATGACTGACGGACATCCCGGACAGATGGCAGCTATGAAGTTAGCTGTTGATCGTATCCTCCCTGTGTCTATGTTCGATGCAGCTAAACAAGCTGGTGGAGCACCTCAGATCAGTATCAACATTACAGGCTTGAATACACCCACTGTAAGCAGTGTTAACGATGAGGATGTGATTGATGTCTGAACTTAACTTTGCCCTACTTAACTGGCAACAGACTGTCTTTAAAGACTCTCACCGCTTCAAGGTTGTAGCTGCTGGTCGTCGCTGTGGTAAGTCCCGGCTGTCGGCTGTAACGCTCCTTATCGAGGCTTTGAACTGCCCTGAAGGGTCAGCGGTGATGTACATCGCTCCAACGCTTGGGCAGGCCCGTACGATCATTTGGGACTTACTGCATGACTTAGGTCGTCCAGTGATTAAGTCCTCTCACATTAACAACCTTGAGATCACTTTGGTCAATGGCCGTAAGATTCTCGTACGGGGTGCTGACAATCCTGACTCTCTGCGAGGAGTGTCTTTAGTTTATGTCGTACTAGATGAATGCTCGTTTATCAAGCAAGAGATTTGGGAAAAGGTTATCCGTGCTGCTTTGTCGGACAAGAAAGGCAGAGCACTATTCATCTCTACCCCCTCAGGCCGTAACTGGTTCTATGACGTGTATAAGCTCGGCAAAGATGAGGCTGATGAAGAGTGGAAGGCATGGCACTACACCACTGCTGACAACGAAACCATTGACCCTAAAGAGATCGAAGCAGCCAAGCGAACATTGAGTAGCTTTGCCTTTAAGCAGGAATACTTATCCAGCTTTGATACTTCAGGTTCTGACATCTTCAAAGAGCACTGGATCAAGAAAGGCCCTGAGCCTAAGGATGGTTCATACATCATCGCCATTGACTTGGCAGGCTTTGAAGACATTGCCGATGGCTCCCAGAACAAGAAGAGACTAGACGAATCAGCTATTGCTGTGGTCAAGGTATCAGACGATGGTACTTGGTGGGTTAACAAGATTGAGCATGGACGATGGGACATTAAAGATACGTGTATGCGTATCTTGAAGAACATTAAAGAGTTCCAGCCGCTGTCTATGGGCATTGAGCGAGGAACAGCTAAGAACGCTGCCTTGACCATCCTACAGGACATGATGAGGCAGTATAACACTTACGCTCACATCCAGAGTTTAACTCACGGTAACAAGAAGAAGACAGATCGTATCATCTGGGCCTTACAAGGACGGATGGAGCACGGTAAGGTCATCTTGAATGAGGACGGTGATTGGGCTGACTTTGAAGATCAGCTCCTTATGTTCCCTACCAAAGGCGTACATGACGACTTGGTGGATGCTTTAGCGTATATTGAACAACTGGCCCTTAACTCGTTTGTCCCTGATTATGAGGATGATGAGTATGAGGCTTTAGACATTATTTCAGGATACTAAACAATGGATGACAACTTAGAACAAAGTCAGTATGACGAACCCACAGAGTCCGACAAAGAGCTGACTGAATGGGTTGTCTCACACACTGACAAGTGGCGTGATTACCGCGACCAGAACTACCTACAAGACTGGCTTGAGTACGAACGTATCTTCCGTGGTCAATGGGCCGCTGAAGACAGTACACGATCCTCTGAGCGTAGTCGTATCATCTCCCCTGCTACACAGCAGGCGATTGAGACACGTCACGCTGAGATCATGGAAGCTATCTTCGGTCAAGGTGAATGGTTCGACATTGAGGATGATCTGAAGGACGTTAACGGCACTGCCTTGGACGTTGAGCAGATCAAAGCTCAGTTGATGGAAGACTTCAACCGTGACAAGATTAAGAAGGCTGTGGATCAGATTGAACTGATGGCTGAGATCTACGGTACAGGTATCGGTGAGATTGCTGTTAAGACAGAGAAGGAGTACGCTCCTGCTACTCAAGCTATCCCCGGCGTACAAGGACAAGCGGCTATCGGTGTTACCGAGAAAGACCGTATCTCCGTCAAGCTGGTTCCTGTGAACCCTAAGAACTTCTTGGTTGACCCTAACGCAACATCCTTGGATGACGCTATGGGCTGTGCCATTGAGAAGTTTATATCGGTGCATAAGATCGTTGAGGGAATGGAAAAGGGTATCTACCGTAAGGTTGATCTCGGTATTGATGCTCCTGACGATGACTTAGAAGCCACTGAAGAACTGGTGAACTACCAAGACGGTCGTGTGCGTATGCTCACGTACTACGGCTTAGTTCCTCGTGAGTACTTGGAGCAGTTGGAGAACGAAGAAGAGGTTGCTGACCTGTTCCCTGAAGACTCCTTGGCTGACGACTACTGCGAACTGGTGGAAGCAATCATTGTTATCGCTAACGGCGGTAAGCTCCTGAAGGCTGAAGCTAACCCTTACATGATGAAGGATCGTCCTGTCATGTTGTACCAAGACGATACAGTCCCCGGACGTGTATGGGGTCGCGGCACAGCGGAGAAGGCCTACAACATGCAAAAAGCCATTGACGGTAGCTTGCGTATGGACAGCGATGCCCGTGCCCTTACAGCCGTCCCTATGATGGCTATGGACGCTACTCGCTTGCCTCGTGGTGCTAAGTTTGAGGTTAAACCCGGTAAAGCATTCCTGACCAATGGTGATCCTAACCAGATTATGATGCCTTTGCGCTTCGGTGCACCTGATAACTCATCTGTGCTGGCTTCTCAGAACTACGAACGCCTCCTCCTGCAAGCTACAGGCACTGTTGACAGTGCAGGTATGCCCTCAGCAGCTCCTCGTGACGCTGGTGCAGGTGGTATGTCTATGGCAATGGCGGGCATCATCAAGAAGTACAAGCGCACATTGACGAACTTCCAAGAAGATTTCTTGATTCCGTTCATCAATAAAGCAGCTTGGCGCTACATGCAGTTTGATCCTGAGCGTTACCCCTCTGTGGATGTGAAATTCATGCCTACAGCTACCTTGGGTATCTTGGCTCGTGAGTTTGAACAGCAGCAATTCATTGCCTTGTTACAGACATTAGGCCCAGACACCCCAGTCTTGCCTCTGATCCTTAAAGGTATCTTGGGTAATAGCTCCTTGAGCAACCGAAATGAACTGATTGCAGCTCTGGACAAGATGAGTCAACCTAATCCTGAACAGCAACAACAGGCTCAGATGCAACAACAAGCTGCTATGGCTAAGTTACAAGCTGATCTGGCACTCTTGCAGGCACAGACTCAGAAGACTAGCGCCGAAGCACAACAAACAATGGTGGAAACTCAGCTCATGCCTGAAGAGTTACGTGTAAAGGTGGTACAAGCCGCTGCTACAAACCTCGATCAAGATGCTGACTTCGCTAAACGTATGAAACTGGCTGATTTGATGCTCAAAGAGAAAGACATTGACTCAAACGAGCGTATCGCTGTAGCTCAGATGCAGAATCGTCAGCCTAAATAACCACTAAGAAAGGAGTTTCCCCTTATGGATAAGAAACTTCAACATTATTACGAGGAAACTTTCTCAATGATGTCCACTGAAGGGTGGAAATACTTGATTGAAGACCTCAAAGAGTTAGAAACTAATCTAGACAATGTTCGCACTGTGAAAGACGAACAATCATTAAACTACCGACTAGGACAGTTGGACATTCTAGATTTGATTCTTAACCGCAAGAAGACCTGTGAAGAGATTTTCGAGCAACTTCAGCAGGAGGCACTGTAATGCGCCGAATGTTCGAGTTTGTTTGTGAAGATGGACACATCTCTGAAGCGTTTGTTGATGAAGACTGTAGGGAACTCGCTTGTCGAGCCTGCGGTAAGCACTCAACGAGAATTGTTTCCAGTGTCAGGAGTAACTTGGAGGGCATCACAGGTGCTTTTCCCGGTGCATATGACGCATGGGAACGTAAACGAAGTGATAAGCTGAAACAAGAGAGGAAAGCCTCTTACGCTGTTCCAGAGTAACACTTTACATTAAACGGGTAGGTACGAGAGTACCCACATTTCATAGTCCTATAATCTCAAGAGAGACAGGAGAATAATAGTATGGCATTTATTGACGACGAATCGTTTGATCCAACATTGGACACGATCACAGATGAGCAACCTCAAGAGACTCCGGTACAGGAGCAACCTCAAGAAGTTGTAGAAGTAGAGAATGTAGTTCCTGATAAATACAAAGGTAAAGCCTTTGAAGACATCGTAAAGATGCACCAAGAAGCTGAAAAGATGATTGGGAGGCAAGCACAGGAAGTACACGAAGTACGTTCATTAGCAGATCAACTCTTGAAACGACAACTCGAAAGCGATAAGGCAGTAACTGTTGAAAGTGCGCCCGAAGTAGATTTCTTTGAGAACCCTCAAGACTCTATTAAACGTGCAATTGAGAATAACCCCGCAGTCATTGAAGCTAAACAGGCTAACCTTGAGCTAAAGCGGATGAAGACAGCACAGCAATTAGCATCCAAACATCCTGACTTTGGCACTATCGCCAACGACACTGGATTTCAGGAGTGGGTGAAAGCTAGTCCTATTCGTCTTAACC